GACCGCCCTGAAAATCTCTTTTCTCTTCAGCCTTCTGCCTTTGAAGGAAGGCATTACTCATCTCCCAGAGACTGTCTTTAAAGTATCTGTCTGCCATAGCTATGGGGTTTTCCAAAGCTTCCGGGTTAATATCGCCCCTAGAGGTAGTGGCTGCTAGATAGTCTGTTGCCTCACTAGAGTCTCTTCCTGTAAAGGGGGCAAACATATTCCCCAGCTGTCCTGTTAAAAAATTAAAAGCCATTATGACCCCCTAAAATGCTGGTGCTAGAGCGCCTATCACCGATGCGATACTCCCTAATTGAGATATACCAGAAGGTGCTGGCTGAGTAACAGCCGAACCGTAATCACCAGAGATCATTGCCATATAGTTCTGCAATGCGGTTTGTGGTGCTGTAGCCTCATACTGATACTTGGCAATATTTCTATTGATTGCCTCTTGATCCATTGCCCTCTGTTGCTGACCTATATTACCCATCGCCTGGTAGGACGCTAATGGCGCTCCCATGATAGTTGGATATCCGGATATACCCGCTTGCTGTTGTGCCATCTGCATCCCAGCCGCTGGCATCCTCATGCTCTGCGCTCCACCATATGCGCCACCATACATCTGTGCTAGGTTCTGAGCAATAGCTTTTTGCCCTTGAGCAAGGACTCTTTCTTGGGCTAAATCTCCTCTTGACCCACCGCCAGGTTGTACTGGCATATTCATGGAGCCTACCATTCCCTGTCTAACATTGGCGAGACCCTGGTGCATTTGTTCTTCTGCTTGCTCTCTATATACATTAGCCAAATCGCCATAAGGTGTTCCAGCGCCTGTGTCTACTCTTCCCGCTAATAGGTCAGACGTCTGTGTATCACTAAATGGAGTTTGTCCACCTAATTGGCCTAATACTGCTTGTTCGGCTCCTGTTTGTAAACCTCTCCACTCCGGGCCTTGGAGATATTGAAGCGCCTCTGCTTGAGCCTGTTGTTCGGCGGGGGCGAATCCAGCTAATGTAGGACCACCGTAGTAAGATGGCGGCCCACCTTCATATAATCCAGCCGCTGCCCCAAAACCTCTAGTTAGATAATCTTTCTGTTCCAGCCACGGTTCTGTAGTTGTTGTTCTTGCGCCTTGCATAATTTATCTCCTGCCGCCTCGTCTATCTTCAAATCCCCACGGGTCTTGATCAATCATACCCCAAGAGAAATTATCTACGTTTGGGTCAGCATAATCAAAAGGGGTAAGAAGTCCTGATATATCTGGAATAACTGGTGGTGGAGGAACATATGCAGTAATACCACCCGCAATATCAACATGGGGGTTTCCAGTTATACTTGTTCCGTATTCGGGTTCGGGGCCAGTAGAGCCTACCCACACATCCATATTCGGCCCTACATCATCATACCAGTCATCCCCGTAATCATCATCGCCACCGTTATCATCGCCTGGTCCGGGCCCAGGTCCGGGTCCAGGTCCAGGTCCGGGGCCAGGTCCGGGGCCGGGTCCAGGTCCGGGGCCAGGTCCGGGTCCGGGTCCGGGTCCTGGTCCGGGTGAAGGTCCAGGTCCTGGTGAAGGCCCAGGTCCTGGTGAAGGCCCAGGTCCGGTACTGCCAAACGGAACATAATAATCCTGTTGAACCATTGGGGAATACCAATTACCTTCTGGATACTGAAGAGCAGCATGGCCACCAAAGTCAATGTTTCCTAATAGACCCCCAACAAAAGCCTCTATATCTGACGCAGTAGCGCCGTCCAATAGACCTCCCTCTTCACCCACATAGGGTTGAACATAATCTGGTCTGCTTGCGAATCCGGGTACTGACCCTACAACGTATGTTGGTTCTGCCATTAGTGCATCCTACTTGTTAAGTCTTTTGTTATTATGTGATAAGTACATTTCCAGTCCTTTAATATTCTTAACCATGCTTTTCTACCCCATACCTCTATAAAGGTGCAACCGTTCATCAGGGCGAAATCTTCAACCAGGGGTAAAAACTCTAGCCATTTTTCCATCCCTTCCCCGCCAACAAAAACAATCCTGAACACCTTTTTCTGTGGGTAATTTGCAAACCTTGAGATCATACAGGCTATGACTTCTTTCTCCTCAACAACAACCCATAACTGCATTTCTCCCCCAACCAGGGAATCAAGAAAGTCATCAGGAGATAACTCTTTTTCATCAGTTTGGGAAAGTTCTATATATGGTAAAATCTTATCCCAGATATACGGAACGTCATCAGGGGCAACTAATACAACTTTACAGTTGAACCCAGGCTGAAGTGGATTCTTTAAAGAAATAAATTCCCTCGCCCGATCCCGGATCCCAGTTAGTTCCATCGGCGTATGCGATGTCTCCCCCTCTGGGTTTTTCTGGTTCGACATGAATTCTCTCCGTTCTTAAATGCGATTGATTGAGTATAGTATTACCCAACCGTTTGAGTTCTGTAACAATGTATACGCCTAAGTCTTTGTCATCAAGAGGTAATGGCCCCGGCTCATAGTACCTGACAGACTTTACTACCCTGTCTTTGTATGTAGCCATTAGTAACTCTGTGAGCCTCTGCGCCCCGCATCATCTAGTTCTATTGAATATCCGTCTAGCCTCCAGTCAAAGTCTCCGGTGGATTCAAACTTAACTCCATAGAGTTTTCCCGCCGCTCTGACTGAAATCTTAGATTGGGTGTCAGGATTAAAGGTATAAGCGGAAGTCCATGAGACAGCCTCTTCTGTAGACATCTGGGTTCCTACATAAACATTAACTGTATTAGCAGACCCAGTTACTTCCATCTTTGGATATATTGCCTTAATTCTCTTAACCGTAGTTTGATCAGGTTGACCTTGGGCTGTCGTAGACATTCCTGTACGCTGAATATATGAATTCATTAAAGCGGTATCTTCTTTATTTCCAGAAGCATTACGGTACAGTTTTGTATCCGTCAGAGATGCCATGACAAGCACGTTCTCCTCTGTACTCCATGTTTGTGACCATGATCCTAGCGCTGCACTCCATGTAGGAATGGCTGCTGCCCATGTAGTAAAGGCGTTTGGATCAGCAATAGAACCATAACCAATATGTGACAGATCGGGAATATCTCTTAAAGTAAAGGCTTGATTAGTCCAGTTCCAGACCACAGCCTTATTACATTGGTTAGAGGTATTCTCAGCCGTGGGAAAGCAAGCCCACATCTCTGTGTTTCCATAGTCTGCAACAACAAAAGACTTCTTATACTGTGCGCCATCAATAAAGTTAAACACGTAATCTCTAATCTTGTGAGGAAGAATAGAGGTTACCTTCTCACCATTATTAATATAGATGTCTCCGTTACCAAAGAAGAAGTGACCACCATCAAACTCTGCGATACAGTTCTTTGTTAATGCACCAACAGAAGGGGATAATTGTCTAAAGGCAAAGATAAAAGGAGTTCCAACATACGTCATGGAGTAGATAGAATCCTCTTTGTAAATCATAAATGAATCACGGAGAGGAAGGCCATCAAGAATGGCACCTTTTGAGTCAGCCAATTCATAAGTTCCAGCATCAACTACGGCACTAGTTTCATCCCATGAGGATGGAACGGTTTGAATGGCTGCTTCAGTAGACCACTTTACCAGTTTAGTATACCTAGCATCAGATGAGCCTGAAGAATCAGTCACATTAAGTGCGACCAAGAAAGAGCGAAATGCTCTCATAGAATAACACTCAAGGTCTGCTGGCCAGTTAGTTAAGTCTGCCATAACTGTGGTAACGTCAGGTTCACCAGTGGAGTCAAGCGCCCAGAACTGCGGGTCATCAAATCCATTAGCCATTATTAGAATTCCACCTAATACAGTGGACGTCCAGTTCTCTTCGGCAGTTGCGCTGTAATCTCCCGGTGAGACTGTTCTTGTTATATCATACCAAGTATCATTACTATCTTTGAATACATGAATTTCTGCTGTTCCAGCAACTATCCAGTAGTTGTCTGCTGCGGTCTTTAGACTAGTAATATAGAGAGGAACAATAGGGCAGGTCGCCATAACTTCTGCGTAGCCCGGTGACTTCATAATAGCACCGTGTTCTGCTCTTACATTATTACCATCAGACCATACATTAGGTGGGAGTTGCCAGGGGTTTATATCCTTGACAATGCCTACCTGTCCGACATTATCTACCGGGATTAGAGCCATTAGGGCGATTCACCAGAAGCATTTACCCACCCTTTTGTATTATCAGATTTATATAATTTCTCATCCCAATCACAATATATTGTCTCTTGACCTACAGGACGTGCTACAGGTGGTTTCCAAGTGCAAGTATCTTCATCTAATATCCAACTATTAAAAGGGCGCCATGATATAAAAGCATCCCTTTTAGCATCATAATGAAACCCAACTCCTGCATGGTTTTTTCTAAAGGGTGTTCCGCCTAACCCATGTATGTTCCCAACAGTATTATAAGAACTTTGTCTCCATACTCCATAAGGATCATTGTAGAGTTCCTGTAGAAAAGTTATACCCGATTGTTCACTTGTAGCGATATCATTAGACACCACTTCAACCCGTTCCACAATATTTCCTATTCCTAATCTTGCAAAATGTGCCATTAGCTTGTATAACTCCCTGATGCGTTAAATAATATAACGGTATCTGCACCACTAGTTGATACTGTGGGGGAACCACTTGTTGTACCTGAGTAATTAGTTGTAGGCATACGGAGAACCACTACGCCAGAACCACCTCCGCCGCCATCACCGCCACCAGTTCCACCCCCTCCGCCTCCGCCGCCGGTATTTACTGTTCCGTTATCTCCTGCTGACGATCCGGTATTACCATTACCACCACCACCAGCACCGCCGTCACCACGGGTTTTACCAGCAGCACAACTACCACCACCACCACCGCCTCTTTGGACAGTAGCACCACTTATATCTGAATTCACACCCGCACCACCGCCACCCGATACAGTTGAACTTTGTTTATCTTCACCTACTGCACCAGCACCACCGCCACCAGAGGTTGTATTATCACTTGGAGAGCTTCCCCCACCGTCATATCCTTGATTTGTAGTTCCTGATCCCGCAGTCCAAGGATCAGAACCCGATCCTTGTCCAGCACCACCACCTGAACCACCATCACGGCCGCCGCCGCCTGTATCTCCACCACCACCTCCACCACCGGCAGAAGTAATAGTAGTTATTCCTGATCCTGCTATACTAGAGACTGAACCATCTGCTCCATAACCTGTTCCTGTTTCTCCGGCTGCTCCCGCTCCAACTGTTACAGTATAAACTACAGAAGTAGCGGTAGTAATCTCTGTTTCACTTGAACCGCCACCACCGGAAGGTTCACTATTATAACTATTGCGATAACCGCCAGCACCACCACCGCCACCATTGCATCCACCACCACTTGCACCACCAGCAACAACTAGCCAACTCAGGGTATAAGTTTGTGGAGTTTCTAATGCTACAGCACCATCAAATACTGGAACCCATCCTTGTGTAGCATCTGCATAAACAATTCTTACTGATTCGCCAGCAGTGTCATATATTGGATTAGGAGAAGAATTACCTTGATAGTTTAGAGAATTGGGATTTATAGTTAATGCATTAGTATCCCAGTTTCTTGCATAATCCATAAACTCTATAGTATCACCAACACTTGCGGATGCTGGCAGTGTAACAGTACAAGCATTAGAGGTTGTATTGATTGGATATCCATTACCAGCAACAGCGGTGAGTGTAGAAGCCGTAACTACTGACTGCCATTGTGTGGTATTATCAGCAACAGCAGTCCAAGAGTTATCACCCCTCAAGAATGTAGTTGCAGAAGCAGTGCCAGTTGCAGATAACTCAGCAATACCTACAGCGTCATCAGCCATTTCAGCATTGCCTACGGCGTTAGCGGCAATCTCTGCGCTATCAACAGCGTCAGTTGCTATCTTGGCAGACGTTACAGCATCATCTTGAATCTTAGCCGTTGAAACAGTGTCATCACCGGGCGTGGGTATCTCTGCCAACTGGCCTAAGTGAACCACTTGGACGTTTGCGGTTCCAGACGGTACAGTTCCGGTGAAGGTCAGTGACGTACCGCTTAATGTGTACGCAC